AGCATTTCAATGGCTTTTTCTTGGTGGGGCCGTAATACAAAATTACTCACCTTTCTTTGCCTCGCAAACGCACTTTGGATTGCCGGTGTTCAACCAGCATTCACCACAAATTTCCCTTTTCTTGTTCTTAAATATCTTGTCCCAGTTATTGTCAAACTGCTCTTTGGTTATCTTCTTTGGTCTTTGCCTGCTGCCCTTACTCATCTTGCCTCCTGTTTTTTAGGCATAACTCGCCTTTTTCCCCTGGAAATAGCATATTGGCTTTCTGCTACTACCACCCGCTTTCGCGAAAGACCCTTCGGCCTGGTACTCATACCGTATCCACAGTGGTGAACACGCCCCTGGACATCCTTGTCTAATTTGCCATCTCACGACTATTACCCTTGCGGGTTTCCAGTTACCTGTTGTCAAGGCGCAGACAGCGCAGGTTATTTGTCGCTCGATTCACACATTTCTGCGGCTGTATTCAGGTCCAGCTAACCATAAGCCATGAGATAGGTCAGGCTTTGCCACACCATCGGGTATTTGATTGAATTGCGCGGGTTGCGCATAGAGGGGAAAAACAGGATAATTGCCCTTGTCGGGTTCCTGATCTTTTTCTCCTCTGTCTCAATCGGGATTCAGGCATCCGTTAAATGCCCCCGACACCGAATACTTTACTACTCATTACAGACATTAACAAGTCTGTTAAACTGAAAACAGAGCGGTTGGCACGTATCCCCTTGCGGCCATTTAGGAACCCCATCATTCCACGCTCTACCTTACGCAACATATCTCTCTCTTCCAACAGTCTTCTCTACATGCTTACAGCTTGGGCAGTACCAGGCTACCCTTGTTGGACGCACCGTAACACCGTGCTGATCTATTACTGAGATTACTTCTTCTGCTTGGTTTCCACACTCACATTTACGGTATTTCAGCGAGTCGCTCATCGATTCTTTCCTTCAATTCTTTTTTCAAAGTGAGCAGTTCATCGACAGTAAACTTTTTCGGTTTACGGCTGGTCACTTCAAGATGGTTTACGAAATCCTCACCGTACATGTCCACCATGTAATGGCGGTAGGTAAGGACTGTTGAGGATAATTTCATTCGATACAGATTACAACCTGGACATTGCGGGTGTATGTTTTCTTCCACCAAAAGTGTCGATTTTCTGCCACGCTCAATAAAATGACCGCCCTGCATTTCCTTCCAGTGCTTCCTCACACCGCAGGTAACACACTCGCAATAACCATTTTTATCAGCCGCTTTCAGCCTCACCAGCTTCTGGAGCAGTTTCGCGCAGTCGTCTTTCAACTTCGTGGTGGATACTTTCCTGGTCATAGTCTAAGTTATCTCCATCTACCAGTCCCATCTGTAGGGCCGTACGGTGGTATGCCGCAGTTTTCATTGCGATTATTTTCTCGCCATCGTCCATCGAGTTCCAGGCCACAACATCTTTCCAATAGCGGTGGCAACCCCGGCAATACATGGACCCAACCGTGCTAGTCGAGCATATTCCAATACATGGGTTCGGTATATTGACTGCCTTAATCGTTGGGTATGTCATTGTGCCTCCAGGTAGCCACCAAAGTGGTCCATGTGAATCAAATGTTCGGCATTGATCACCCGGCAACTTTTCTTATATTTATAACCAGCAAAAGTCTCACCAGTTTGCCTGTCTGCTCCTTCTTCATGATCCCAGAATAAATGCTTTGGAAGATAGCCAAGAATTTCGGCAAACTCCCCATAAAGATTCACAAAGACATAACAGTCAGTTTCTTGGAATCGCTGATATGTTGGTATTTTTAACTCGTATTCACCCCTGAAAGGGTAATCCCTCCGACAGGTTTTAATATCGATTTTACGGTCAAGCACCTTGAAATCATAATGCATAGATTCATCGCCCATGTAGATCGGCATCAAATCGCAGCACCGCATAAAGTAAGCAAAAACCATCTCACCCAGCGTACCGACAAGCTGCGCATCAGGGACAATAGTTTGCTCGTTCAGTATTTCTGAATGATACTTTTCTGCAAGCTTCTTCCATTCAGGGTCCACTGGAAATTTTACACTGTTTAACGGTTCGGCCATGGTACAGATACTCCTTTCGTTTCGGCTAGATGCCGGTTCAGGATTTCATATACTTCGATGTAGTCAGTCTTGTGTGCTTCTGCTGTGCTACTTTTTTCAGTGACTATCTTTTGCACAGGCTTCCAGATCAATTCCTTTACCATCATCTTCGTCCAGGGTATGTCTGCACCCTCTTGAAAGAAATGCACAAAGTCTTGCCCACTATCATTGAGTTCTTTAGCAACATTGGCGCACCACATGTGAAGCGCATTGTTTTGCTGATGACTTCTTTTCTTTCCCTGCTGCCACTGAATCTCTAAGTAATGGTGCTTTTCATAGAGTTCTTTAAGCCGATCAATAAAGAAGTCCAGAGTCTGCTGCGAGTTGATTCGCCAATACTGACCATCCTCATTCCATTCCATCAGGACTCTCCAGGGCAAGAAATTCGCACAATGACATACCGAAATATTCAGCAATCGAATCTGCCAAGTCCAGCTTTACGCTTTCAGCCTTGCGCCAGCGCATCACTTGCTGGTGATGCACATCGAAATGCTTTGACAGTGCCACATTAGATGTCCTGTTTTTTGTTTGCGCCAACCTCAAACATTTGCCAAAATGAAGTCTCATGTTTTTCTACTCCTTGAGTTTGCCCCGGACTGGCCGGGGCTTTTTTTTGTCAGAAAGGAATGTCTTCAAGATTACCCTGGTCTGCCACAGTCGCAGATGCGGGTGCTTCGTCTTTCTTTGTTACTGCCAGCGACATAAATGTCCCGCTTCTTCCTTCTTTAAGCCACGCACTCAGCCAGAACTCCTCACCGTTGACATTTATGCTTCCCCTGTAATTCGGCTGCGTGTCAGTGGTTTTGCGGTCATTCTTAAACAGGGCACCGCGATTTGTATTATCATAATCGGTCATTTCTTACTCCGTAGTTTTTCAACATTAAACGTGATGCTTTCAATGGCTTCAGCGCAAAGTGCCGCCATCTCACCAATAAATTCATCATCTCTCATAACCCTTATCAAAAAGGGCTTCATCTGCGGATGCCAAGACATGAAGTCCCAGTAATCCGCTCCACTCACCCAGATGCAAGCCTGTACTTGAGCCACATACTGTGAAGGTAGTCGGTTGCGCCTTAACACTTCTACTTGTGTTTTAGCCGCTGGGCATTTAATTTCAATGCCGTAAAATTTACCCGTTTTATTATCCCAAATTAAACCATCTGGGCTTATGCCGACATCAGGGAATTCATCGTGTGTGCATAGCCCAACTTCCTGTATGTCCGCATCATAGATAAAGCGGTAATATTCTCTAGCTTCATCTTCCAGTTCAGTGCCGCGCTCCATGTGCGCATTGACATACATGGGTGTTTGCTCACCAGTGATTCGCTCGGCAATCAGTTGATTGATGTACGATTCGGCAGACGTTGATTTTTTGCCGGTGCTAGTAATAAGTTTTGACATACCCGAACCAGTAATCTTGCCAATTCTGGATGCCAGCCATTCTGTTGTACCTTGCTCATGATCGCTGATTTGCATCAATCTTCTCCTGTAGCATTCCAACCATATTATCCCACCTGTCAGCAGGTAACTGATCCAAACTGCTTGCGCCAAAATAGTTTAGGAACCGCTCTAGGTCAGCACCTGATTCTTTGAGCATTTTCTTAATGGTGGTGATCCTTGCTTTAGTGATAGGCTTAGAAGCGACTACAGGGGCTTCTGGCGCAAGCTCTACATGGCCGCCATATATGGTCGTACCCAACCCAAACAAGCTTATTGTTTTTACTAGACAGCGCATTTTTGTGGTGTTTATTGCAAAAGCATCGGGCTGCTGGATTGGTTTATTTCGATAGTCCATGCAGGGTAGCCACATCACGTGTGTAGCCTTTTCTTCGCCCTGGTGGATGGTTAGTTTGCAAGTAACTTCAACAGTCCCATCAGGAAATGTTCTGTCGCTGAACTTGTAGCTAACATTGGGAAAGTATTTTTTTAGTTGACTCCAGGCAAATGACCATTTGAGATAATCAAGATTACCCTTCTTTTCGACATGTGCCGAACAATCGATTGTGGACAGAGTGTCCCAGATTTGCTTGTGTAGCATGATATACCCCTTGCGTTGTTGAAGGGATATTGTATATCAGGAAATGATCAAATGGTAGCTTTTTATGAGTATTCTTTTTGCCATTCTCCAGTGCGAATCATGGCGGTAATCTCAAGTGCCCGTGAGCCGACTTGTGAGGCCCACCTGGAGTCGATAAACTCGTCTGCTGCACGTTCATAGTCCCCATCCTGCATTGCCCCCAAAGCCTTCACAAAGCCTTTCAGGCGTGGTCCTCCAATGTTAAAACACAGGTCAATCAGGGCTGCCTGTCTGACACCATCCAGGTCAGAAAACCACGGGTATGAACTGCCCAATTCTTTGATAACGCGATCAATATCGTTGTTTAATAGATATTCAATCTCGTCATCAGACAAGCCCAGCCCACCGGCCTTGTCAATGTTCCTGCCAACCCCAATGGTGATTTTGTCATTTGTACACTTGTACGCATGTGTCTCCACGCCCTCATGTAACTTGAGCATGGCGATGATTTTGTCCTGATTCATTTTTTGTCCTGGCTTTGAGAGGAACCGAAATAAAAACTGATTACTGCACTCACCAGCCCCCCCATGTACCCCAGCACCAGATTGATCAGTTCCATAGAATTTTGCTCTGGCGGCATGATGGTGATCATAGCGATGTACGAACAGAAAAATAGCACCATGACCAGTGCTATAAATCTTGATGTTAAATCTTTTGAGAAGTATTTCCTGGCATCTTGAGTATCGGCAGTCTGTAATGCGAATAAATCGACATCAAGTTCTTTCATGCGGGACTCAAAGTCCAACTCTGCTTTTTTGATTTCTGCCAACTGATCTGGCGTTACATTCTGCATAGCCTGCTCGATGCTCGCTGGAGTAGGGTCACAGCCAAGAACATCTGCAATAACCTTCCCGGCCATACCGCCAAGCGGACCACCCATAGCCGTACCGATGGTTGGAGCTATACCGCCAATCAGGTCTTTTAATTTACCGAACTTCATTACCACTTCCACTTGTCCCTTATCCAGGGCGCGTTTACACGATTAACAGGAGAATCACGATAGCCCCTGTTCCTACGATCACTGCGCCCAGCTTCCAAGCCTCTTCGTCCAAGCCATCCTTCCAGACGAGTTCTGCAACTTTGGATAAGCCGCTTTTGCATTTCTGTATAATTATGTCTTTCATTTTTTATCCTCTTTGCCTTCCAGTCTCTTCCAAATAGCACCAAGTAAATCCTTAATCTCAGCCATATCATCGCGATATGTATCTCTGCGAACATAATTTTCGTAGAGATTGCGTTCCAGAGACATTTGATCGTCTTTAAGTTTGCTGATCGCATCATAAATAGACCTTACCCCCCAGCCAACGATAACAAGAATTACCGAAAGCGCACCATTGAACATCAACTGAAGATCAATCATCCTCGTACTCTACATCTTGCTGCGGCAAGTTCAGCAGCTTGAAATTCTTTTTTACGCTATATTCTTCGTAAGTTTCAACCAGTAAAAGGAGTTCCTCAATTTCAGCAGGCGTATATTCTCCATTGCTGTAATTCAGAGCGGCCAAGATAAAATCTGCTACTCCTTTCATGTGATTATAGCCTCTAATCGCCGATCTTTGAATCGATCTCGTTGATTTCTCGCGGTATCTCGTAGGTATGTGTTATGGCTTTGCCGCCATCTCTACGATATACGATCATATTCATCACGCTTGCGGAGCCATAGCCTTGACCTGAATGCCAAGCGTCAGGTGGAGCCAAACAGCCATGCTTCTCCGTAATGACCCCGTTGTCGCACTCTTTCACATCCTGATGATGGAAATGGCCCACCAGCCAGTACCTGTGCGTAGTTTCTGCCCACGCTTTCGGCATGTCTCTGGGCATGATGGATGCTAATTTGTCCGCCTTCACTTTATCTCCGTGATGAACCCCAACCAGGTTCTTGCCAAACTGCAAATAATGGAAAAAGCCTTTCTGCGGGACAATGTTCACCCGCTTCTCTTTGGAGTACAGCATCTCCAGGCATATCTGTATGCCAATTGCGGTGTCTGAATCATGATTGCCCCTGGCAATGACCACATCAACCTTTTCGAATTTTGTGAGCATGGTGTTGATTGAGAAAATCAGGGTGTGAGCCGCTGAACGCATGACATTCTCATACCGGGTATCCATATCAACTTGGGTGCCGCGAGCCGTGGTGGAATTGGAGTTATCTGAGTGGCTGAAGTCGCCGACATTAACAAGCAGACCATGCTTTGCTGTGGGCGCACAATCTACCAGTGACGTGATAGCTTCCTTGATTTCTGATGTGGCAATGTTTACATCAAAATCCCTGCCACGGGTCAAATTGCCATCGGCCTTCATCCCGATGTGCGCATCTCCAATGATAATAGTGGGGAGTAAATCAGGATCGTATTTTACTTTTTTGGGTTTTGGCTTTGCTTTGACGGGTTTGATGGTATTTGCTAGTTCATCAACGAAAGCCCGGAACGCCCTGGACTGCTCTTCCTGTTCCGCCTTCGTCTTGATCCAGACAACATTGCCTTCATCGTCCTTCGTCAGAGTAGACTGACCAACAAGTTTTTGACCTGGCGGGACAAACCTGGTGTTATCTGAGAAGTGTGTCCAACCTCTTTCAGCAGCGCGTTTTACTAGCCTGTCCAGTTCTGTATAGATGTTTTGGTGGGCAACCTTCAGCTTCTTGGCTGCAGCCGCAACAGAGCCGGTTTCCATCGTGAGAAAGTAAAACTCCCTTTGCCGGTCAGTGGCTCCAGCCACATCAAGGAATGTCGGGTCAGCAGGATAGTTCTTTTTGGCTGACATTCACTGCGCCTCCGCAATCATCGCTACTATGGTGGCTAGTACAGCGCCACCAAGAGTAAACAGAAAAACAATAAGTGCCAAATCCATAGCATCTTTTTTGGCTAGTTCC